AAAAATGGACACTGACATGATGGCATCTTTCAACACTTTCTCAGGTGTTGTTGGCGGCGTTGGCGAAGGTCTATCAGGAACTGCTACTGCGGCTAAACTTTTTGAAGCAATAGCAAAACTAAGATCGAACGGATACGACACATCAAACGATTGTGCGATCGTGCTACATCCGAACATCGCGTTTGACGTTGCGTCAACTCTTACTTCAACTTTCGCGGCTCCGGCTGGACAAGTTGGTAACAGTGCGTTAGCAAATGGCCTAATGGGAACATTAGGTGGAGTTCCAGTATACCAATCATCTCTAGTGAACCTAGCAGATGGTTCGACTGCAGGTGACTACGGTTGTGGAATCTTCCACAGAGATGCAATCGCATTGGCAACTATGCAAGACATTAAAATCGAATCTCAGAGAGAAGCGACTTTAAGAGGTTTTGACATCGTTGGTTCAGCGATCTACGCCACTGGTGAGTTATACGATGGTGCAGGTATCAGAGGATCATTCGACTCAACAATTGAGTAGTTTTAACGACTAAGGAGAAATCCTTGCTCATACTAGAAAAGCCCTGTAGCAATATGGGGCTTTTTTTTTAAGTAAAGATGCCGTCCTTGACTATGTGGATTGTTGGGAGTGGACGGCACCAAAGCACGGCACACAGTCCATAATCCAATAAATAATTGTAATTGCAAGAGGAAGGACCTCTTGGAATAATTTAAAGAAGGACTTTAACAATGGCGACATTCGCAACAGACACGAACCTGAAAGAATACGAACCTGACATCCACAAGTATGGAATACAGGATTTTTCAGACCTACACTCAAAAACATACGAAGACATAATCAGACTACTGAATATAAAATGGTGGCCCACAGCCAACATTTCTGATGGAAATATAACGATAGCTTCCAACACAGCATCCAAACTGACTGCGAGCAAATTGAACAATGCACAGTTCGTTAGATTGGCCTGCTACAAGGTGCTGGGAGATTACATATATCCAAGATTGTCTACATTTGATCCAGACGGAGATTCCTTCCAAAACAAAATGAATTACTACAAGGACAAGGCCTCGGAAGAACTAGACCTCATCCTAAGGGAGGGCGTCCACTACGACGCTGACTCATCTGGCACATTTGAAGAATCAGAAAAGAAAGCATTTTATCACGGTAGGTTGATTAGATAATGTCAGCGAGAGAAAACATAGCAATCAACATATTTGAACAGTTGGAGAACATGACTGATCCGGCACCTAACCACATATCTAGGGAGATATTTGATGTGCAGAAGCTTGCCATCACGCAGTTCCCCGCGATACTGTTGGTGACTGCCAACGAGGACAGGGAAGACATCACGTCAACGGAGAGACTGGGTAGCATACAGTTCCAACTTAGATGTTATGTGAGGGGCACACAGATAGACACACTCAGGAACGAGATAGTAGAAAGAATTGAAGAAACACTTGAGGTTTCAAGGAACAGAGATTTAACATTATCATCAGCCAACATACACAATGTATCAACACAGGTCATAGGTATAGAGGTCGTTGACAGGGATCCACCATTGGGTGAGGTCATAGTGAGCGTGAATGTTAGATACACATACAAAAAAGGAGTATTGTAATATGTCCATGTTAATGTGGAAAGGTAAAGTTTCAAAGGTGATAGACAACAAGGTTGTCTCATCACACAAGAAAGATGGTTGGACTTTTTCAAAACCATCGATAATCAAAAATGTCCGTAGGAGACCTACCAAGGTTGATACAGACACAACGGTTGTCAAATTAAAAGCGAGATTGGGGCAAAGTTCACCTGGTCTATCAATAACAAAGGAGACAAACAATGGCGACTAATACAGGAACATACACAGGCGAAGCCGGTGTAGTTAAGTTCAGTGGTGATGCGTCGGCGGTTACTGTCGTTGCATCTGTGAGAGGATTTGAAATTTCTCAAACTGCAGATGCTGTTGAATCAACAGTCATGGGGACTACAGGCAGATCATATATTGCCGGCAAGACTTCAGCGACTGGTTCAATGGACCTTTATTTCAGAGATGATGACGCAGATGGTCAAACACAACTCTTTTCAGCAATAGGAAATGATCCTACTGCCATCGAGTTATACCCTTCTGGTGAGACAACTGGAATCAAGTTAAGCGGAAATGTAATCATAACCGATCACACAATCACTGCAAACTTTGATGGCATCGTAGAAGCTACGGTATCATTCACAGGAAGTGGTGCATTAACTAGAGCGGAGTTATAATAGTTTTATAACGATGTTAAAAGTGAATGTATCATTCAATTCGACAAAAGCAACTGCTGGTCTAAAAAATTCAATTGATCAGATAGTTCGCTCGATAACCACGGATCTTTTTGATAGTATCAAGAAGATTACACCAGTTCGTTCTGGTCGTGCTAAACGAAGTTGGCGTATGGACAAGAAGTCTAATTCTAGCTACCAAGTTAGGAACAAGCAACCATACATCGAACGTTTAGACGCAGGTTATTCGAAACAGGCCCCTAACGGCATGACACGACCGGCCATACGGGAGGTCCTATCTAAAAATAGGTCAAGGAGAACACGATAATGAGTATAACAGACAAAATAAGCAAACACTACCAAACAAGCATTGGTGGGGAGATGCAGAAATATCATTGCGAGGAGTGGGGCACTGATATCTTTTACAGAACAACATATCCGCTTAAAGACGAAGCCAAGGTTTTGGAATTACAAGCTCAAGGTAAGACCATCGAAGCATTGGTTGAAAGTATTATAACGAAGGCCAGAGACAAAGACGGTAAGAGGCTCTTCCATGATGCTGACACAGTGAAGTTAATGAATGAGGCAGATCCACTTGTAGTGGTAAAGGTTGCAACAACCATTAACAACGCCAAATTGACTGCACCACAGGATTCCATCGCAAAGGAATAGAGTCCAGTGTTGAGTTAAGGTTTGTGATGACGCTCGCGGACAGATTGAAGAAGTCTGTTGAAGAAATATTGCAAATGACGACGCTGGAGAAGGATTTGTGGGCGGGTTATTTTATGTTTGAGCATAAGGAGAATAAAAAGACTATGAACAAACAAAAACAACAAGCAAGGGCTAGAAAATAATGGCAACTACCCCACTAAATGTTGACATCAAAGTCAAGGGCCAGAACGCCCTAGGATCGGTCAACGGACAATTAAGATCAATGCAGACCTCGGGTCTGAAGTTGACATCAATCCTTAAGGGTGCGGGTGTGGCGTTATTGGCCATGGGAGCCGCGAGGTTGGTTGGCAGTATAGTCAACACAGTAAGGACCTTCGAGGATCTAAAAGCAACTTTGGTCACCATCGAGGGTGATGCGATAAAGGCAGGTGAAGCCTTTGAATTGATCAGAAAATTCACAGCAGGAACAACATTCCAACTAGAAGAAGTATCCAACGCATTCGTGACATTCAGGAACGCAGGTCTAAGTCCTACGCAGGACATGATGAGCGAGATAGGAAACATTGCGGCTGGTATGGGCAAAAGATTTGACGATGTTGCCAAAGCAGTATTCAACGCCACAACTGGTGAATTTGAAATGCTTAAACAACTTGGTATCAAGGTCAAGGTAGAGGGCGATAACCTCACAGCCATATTCAGGGGAACAGAAACAAAATTAAAAAACAACACAGACGAGATACTTGGATTCATCAGAAGCATAGGTAAGGAAGAGTTCGCAGGTGCCTTAGAGGCAAGGGCTGAAACATTGAGTGGTGCTTTCTCTAACTTCCAAGATGCATTGGCAGAGACTGCCATGGAACTTGGTGAGGGTGGACTGAAGACCGAACTTACTGAAGTGGCCAGGGGCATGACTGCGTTCATAAGTGAGAACAAGGAAGCCATCACAACCGTAGGAAAATTTGTTGGAGTGACTTTGGGTCTATTGATAGACGCACTAGGAATGGTTGCCAAAGCAATATTCAACGTCCTACACGTCTTGGGCATAGTGACAAATGCCATAGTAGATTTCGGCAAGTCCATAATGAAGTATATCCCTTTCATTGACAAACAATCATCAGCAATGAATGACAACGTGGTTGCCATGAGGAATATGCACGAGGCATACAAGGTCACGGTAGGTGCGACGGAAGAAGCATCAGTATCAATCGAAGAGAACGCAGAGGTGGTCAAAGAAGCCACCAAATCATATGCTTTCTACGAGGACGGTATAATCAGGATCAAGGATGCCACGAAGAGGGCGGAAAAACAACAGAGGGCATTTGAAGAGTCAATCGCGGATGACGTGATACTGCAGGCTCTTAAGAGAACCATAGGTGAAGGGATGACACCATTGGAAGGCAAGATAACGGCAGTGGCCGCAGGAATGCAGGCATTCCAGAACACGGCATCTAGTGCATTGACTGACGTTATAATGGGAACCAAGTCATTGAGTGATGCGTTGGGCGAGATAGTGAACGCAACACTGAAAGCAATGATACAGGGATTCATAAACTTGGGTGTTGTCATATTCATACTTGAACCATTAGAAAGAAAATTAAGAGACATCAAGAACAGACAGAGGGGTATCAACAGCGAACTTAAAACAGAGTTGGCACTGAGGG